TATACAATTGCATATTTAGTAGCATCCCAGCCTTGAAATGATGTAATCTTAGCAAAAATATCCTTTTCGTTCCAACCGCGCCATTCTCTCTGTAGATAAGGCAACACTGCTAGTGTAGATTTATCCCAGTTTTGATTTTTCTCCTCTCTATCTCTGATATACTCAGTTATACACCGCATAACCCCGATAGTAGGCGGTGCCATTGGAATAACACCATAATTTTTAGTTGCAATAGAGTAACACCTATTGCCTTCATCATAATACTTTTCAAATTTTTCAACAATGGAATTAAATTGTAAATTATTAGTTCTTAACTCTACAGACTCTTGTGATTTACAACTCGAAGTTTTACATGATTTTTTACCAACAGGCATCATTAGTGCTTGCTCACCTGTTTTAAATGTCAATTCTCGGATTGATAAAATTAAATAAATACGATCTTCTTCAAGAATATCTTTATAAGAACCTCTTTGGTTTCCATATTGTACCTTACAGCATGATACTATAATATTATTTAAGCCTTCATCTACATCCCTAAGGTTTTCTTCATCAATAGTAGAAAAGTTTCTAATTTCAGCAACCTTTGCAGCTCTAATATGAATTTCAAAATCATCCCTATAAAATTTACCTTTAGATGGAAATGTATTAAGATTTAATCTAGTATATCCTACTAATGCATTTAATCTTTTTATTTCTGGATCATCAGGGGAAGTATGATCCATTTGCCTACTAACATCAACCTTTCCTAATTCTTTAATTACTTCGTTAGGGGTTTCTGTAGCTTCTACTGCAATACCTTCAGCAGCAGCAAATTCCTTTTTAATATTTTCTTCGTGCTCTTTTGACATTTTTAATTGTTTTTTATTAATTGTTTTTCAATTTTAGTTTCATCAACAATATGTTCAACTATTAACTGTCTTACATATCTAGAAATAGCTACAGGTTTTATACCAGTTTCCATTGATTTTTGTATAATTATTGTATTTAGACTATCTTCGTCCTCAGGTGTCAATAAAACTTGTAATTTTTTAGTAAGCCTTTTTCTTTGTGGAATGAGTTCTTGTACAGTTTCATTAAAACCATATTTAGAATTATCAGATTTAAATTTACTAATCCAATACTCGACTCTTTTTAAAACATCACTTAAAGATTCGTCATTATTAAAAACTTCTAAAACTTCTCTTTTAAATGCAGTTGTTCCAAAATCTTTAACTGCTCTTTTAATGTATTTTCCTGTTCCAAAGTTATTTGGATTATCATTTACAGAATACCCTACATAAACTTTGTTTGTTTTTTGTTGTTGTAATTTATAGATTATCATTTTTCTATATTATATATTTTATATTATATATTAAGGAGAAGGCAAAAAAACTGGGAATACTTTAATATTCCCAGTTTAATATTTAATTTATGCTCCTACGTTTTCCTCAACCCAGTGATCACAACGATAAGTCATTGTTAATTCAGCTGCATCTTGGACTTCATAACTCAATTCATCTATAAAATCAGGTTGTCCTGTTGGGAATACATCTTTAAATGTAATCTTTCTGAAGATATCCCCTGCTCTATTATATTGAACTACAATCATACTTCCTACATAATCTTTCTTTAATCCCATTTCTCCAGTTAATGGATCATAGATTAAATTATTCCAATTACGGAAAGTATTGTAGATATAGTTTTCATTAGCTTCATTCAAGTTAAGACTGAAGTTAAGCGTTAAATCAACAAACGTTTGGCCTGGCATTCCTGCAAAGGATCTATCAGCAAACTTATATTTTTGATTTATAGCATCAATTGATGGATTTAAGTTATTTAATCCTCCAATGGTTTTTACTTGCTCTAAGATTAAACCCGTATCATCCCCTAATGGTGAAAATACAGTCACCTCAAATAGGTTAGGCTGAATAGGTTCGTACCTTTGGCTACTGGCCCTTGATTGGGTATAATGTGGTAGTGGCATATTTTATTTGTTTTTTTATATATTCGTCTTCTTTACCTTCTTATTGGAAGTTTCCAGTACTAATTGCACCAGTTCTTAAAATAGTTGTTCTTTGTACAAGAATTTCCATTCCTCTTACTGGTTCAATGAATGTATCTAAGATACCTACATTTTGATCAATAACTTCAGGTGTGTTATTAGTTTCATCCATTATATTTCTATAATCATAAACACCATCATCGTTTTGAACAGTTGATAAGAAGTTGTCAGCTAGCGTTTTAATTTCTAATCTTGTTTGCGCTGTATTAAATTCAAATAAGTAGTTTTTAAGAATTGCTTCAATACCGTCTTGGATATAAATTACAACCTCTCTAACATTAATTGAACTTAAAGCAGATTTTGGAACCTGTTGTGCAGTTTTATTTGCAAATATAGTTGGTCCTGTTCCACTTTGGAATACAATTGGATTAATTCCAAATGGCTCTAAAAAGAAACGATCTTCTTGGTCAAGATTAAGTTCTAATCCTACAACTCCATTTCCACCTATTACACCACGCCTTACACCTGCTACGATTGACCAAGGTAATGCGTTTTCATATTTAAGAATAAAGTTATTAGATACATTTGCAGCAGGAGGAACACTTATGTTCTTTCCTAAATCTCTAACAGTTAAGAATGGATAATAATATCCTCCCCAAGATCCACCACTTGTTGCAGCAGGTAACGAGAACCTAATAGTTGGATTTAATGCAAGATTTCCACCTTCCGCGATAAACTTAGAGGATAAACCACCAGTTGCATCAGTAAAGCTTGGATTAGTATTTTTCTTAAAGTCTTTAGCAGATGGAGCGTTTACAATAGCAAATGCATTTTTTCTACCCATACATAAATTTGTATAAATAGCTTTACAATTTGCTTCAATTCCATTTCCATAAGTATCTACTACATAACGGAAGTTAATTGTTTCTCTGTCAGTTAGAGCTTTATATAAATTAGTTCCTCCTAATATAGGACTTAAACATTTATTCTGTCTAGAATTTGTTCCATCTGGTACATGTTTAGTTGAATCTAATGCAAATCCAGGTAATTCAAATACGTTAAGGTAATCTACCCAAGAATCGATTGGATAATAAACCTCTACTGTTTTTTGTCCTCCAGCACCACCTATTGTAGTTACGCTTACTTCAGATTGGCATGTTACTTTAACACCTTTTACACCTGCAGGTAAACTAGATAAAATTGGATATTCTGATGCAGTTAATCCACCTTCTACAATATTAATCCTTGTTAACCTTGAATGTGGTATAGTAACAGATCCTTCAAAATGTACTAAATAGTTTCCTACAATTATGTCAGCTATTTCTGGTGAATTGTCAGCTATCAGTATTTCATTTGGTTTTAATGTTGGTTCATTTAATGAATCACCTTTAATATCTACAGTAAGGTTAAGAGCACCTTTTAGTGTTTGTACACCTAATGTATTTACTGGCCATAATGTAGTACCATCAGATTTAAGGAATTGCCCTAAAGCATCGATTGTAAATTCGTCATGCGGTGTTAAGACAGCGAATGAATCTGATTGATAAGGAGTTATTCTAACCGATGGTAAGAAATAATCTGAATCCGAGATTGCAATTGTATTTGCAGTTGTAGTCGGTCCACCTGTATGAATAAATCCATATTCTATAGCATTCATTACTAAGTAAGAAGTATAAGTACCTAATGAATCTTTATAAACTGCTTCATCACCATCGGTTAAAGTACCGTTAGCAAATTGTGCTTGTAATGTTGATCCATAACCACCAATAATTCCAGCAACTGTATTAGCTTGTGGAAATTCATCCGCTACAAAATCCAAATCTGTTTCATCAATATAAGTATAACTTGCAGCAGCGCCTGTTGGGAAGTTAGCCACAACCGGAGTTCCTACGTCTGATAATAATACTGTAACTGTATTACCTACAGTTTGTACAGATGTTACTGGTACATATTCCAATGCTACAGGATCAAATATAAATGATCCTACTACAGTTGTTGTATTTGCAGTCATACCTGAAAATGCATTCCATATTGCATCTTTAGTAGCATTAGCATTTACAATTTGTATTTGTATACCTCCAGCTGATGGGATCGAAGTAGTTATTGTACTTGTTGAATTATTTACAACAGTTCCTAGTTCAATATTTCTTGCATAAGATAAATCAGAAACAATTGATCCTCCGTAAGATAAGAAGTTAACATCATCTTGGATTGAAGTAGCTTGAGTATATTCAATATTGTGTCCTATCATATCAATTCCTCCAGATACACCATCTATTAATATGTCTCCATCAAATAAATCTTCATTTACAGTAACAAATAATCCTGTCGTTGCAGTATCAGCATTAACAACTTTTTCAACGAAAAGGTTGTTACCTAATAAATCTACAAAATCAGGAAGTAAACATGCGGTATAAGTTGCTTGTAAAGATACTTCAGATTCATTAAAGAATTCTTGTAACATAGTATCATTAGAATCTGTTGGAAATTTCTTTCTTTTTAATCCTTGTGTTGAATCAAAATACTGTTGAAATGTTGGATCAGCATTAAACCTTGAATAAGGTGTAACCGTATCAAATTCTCCACCAAAGTTTCCTTGTATTACAAAGATATCTACAAAAAAGTCAGATATTAAACTGTCTTTATCTAAATAACCAGGTACATTTGCAGCACCATACCATTCTTCAACTGTTACTTGGTAAGGTAATACATTTCCTGCAGCAGATTTTTTAGCAATTACAGATATAGGATTTTGTCCTAAGTTAACAACGTCTAATAAATCATTAACTTTAGCTGTACCTAATACAGTTGTATTGGCTCCAACGTTAGTTAAAAAGTCGTCAGTTGATGGAAACCAAAATTTATCTCTGTTATAAAATTTTGCGTATTCATAGTCTACTCCTGCATTTGCTTGCACGTCTGGTGTTGATGATGTACCAAACCTAACTGCATTAACTTTATCGTTAGCATCTAAGCTAAGTAAATTAAGAGCAAGAATAGGTCCTCTTTCCAATGCCGATAAACAGCTTCTATGGAAAAAAGAATCTTTTCTTTCTAAGTTTCTATCTATATCACCGTATACTTGCTTAAAGAAGCTTGTATCGGGAACAAAGACGGGTGTATTGAATGGGCCTGTCTTAGAAAAACCGACCACCAATCGAGTTTGATTAGCAGGAATACTTACGACTTGACTTTTATCAAATTCAAACCTATACGTTCCTGCAGCCTTAAGAGAAGCTATTTTTGGATCTAGTGCCATCTTATATTATATTTTTTTTGTTTATTAGTTTTTTTATATATCTACCAAGTAACTACTTTTTATACTAAGTCATAGATATCAAAATTTAG